CTACACAAAACTGGCAAGAAAACAGTGTTATTACATTAAGTCCGGCAGCTGAAACTATTAAGTTCTACAAAGACGATTATATTGTAGACAATATTTTTAATGAACTATATGCTGCTATTCCGCTTAACAGTAATGGCAAGCCTATCACACCTGCTAATTTAACTTATAGTAGAATTAACAAAGAATTTATATTACAACCTAAAGATACTTTAGAAGGTATTTATTTTGCTAAGTTGCCTATTACACAAAAAGAACATATCATATTATTAGATAATGAAACAATATTTAAAGATGTAATATACAACAAAGCTCAAGGGTATAGACAAGAAAGAATTAAAGTATTAGGTTACAGATCTAGCAACTGGGACGGTAGTATTAATGTTCCGGGATTTATTATTGAAGATATATCAATCCACGATTGGGAAGAAAATACTGATTATAGTATTGGTGACATAGTAAAGTATAAAAGAGATTATTTCGTTGCTCTTGAAAATGTCCCCGGTACACTTACATTAAATCTAGCAAACTGGGCACGATTACAAGACAAGCCTGAATCAGGTCTATATCCTAACTTTGAATACAAGATTAATCAGTTTGCTGATTTCTATGATCTTGATACAGATAACTTTGATGTTGAACAACAAACCTTTGCTCAACACCTTATTGGATATCAAAAAAGAAAATACTTACAAAACATTATTAAAGATGATGTAAGTCAGTATAAATTCTATCAAGGGTTTATTCAAGAAAAGGGCACAAAAAATGCATTAACAAAACTGTTTGATGCGTTAAGCAGTGCAGGCGAAGATAGTTTAGAATTCTACGAAGAATGGGCATTGCGAGTAGGAACATACGGAGCAATTGACGGCGTTAAAGAGCTAGAATATATTTTAGATGAATCTAAATTTAATTTAAGTCCGCAACCTATAGAAATTGCAACAACTGCTCCTGTAGATAGTCTTGACTTAATCTACAGACAGCCTTTAACAGATGTGTATGTTTCACCGGAAGGATACAATCCGTTAAGAGCATTTCCGACACAAACAACTATTAACGAAGTTATTCCAACAGCAGGTTATGTGCATAGTGAAGATGTAGACTACGAAGTTGCAACTTATGCAAGTATATTAGACTTAACAGCTACAGATTTATTAAACGGACAGTATATTTGGGTAGGTAACCGTGACGGTGAGTGGGATGTATTAAAATTTGTTAACACAGATCTAGTACCTACAATTTTCGATAGCGGCATTGATTCAAAGTTAATTTTTAATAATGCACATAACTTAGCAGTAGGTGAAATTTTTGTTATTTCAACAGAAGTATCTGGATCAGAAATTTTAAGAGCTGTAAAAAAGGTAGAAAACAATGCAGTCATAGTTAGTAAAATTACTATTACCGAAACTACTATGCCTATTAGAGTTTTTGTATCTAGAAGATTTGCTAACCTAGAAGCATTTTCTAACAGTATTAATCTTACTACAATTAATGATAAAATTTGGGTCGACCAAACAGACACCAACTGGGGTGTATATCAGCGTACGGAAGATAATTTTTCTAAAGTTTACACTAACACAGGTATTAACACTTGGTTGTCTGACTACGATATTAACAGACGAAACACTGTTTTAACAGTAGGTAATAGTGCTGAGGATAAAGTTGAAGTATATGCTAGAGGTACAGATTCTATAGGTTACATACTTGAAGGTGAAATTCTAGCAGATTCTAATTTAGCTGATACACAGAATTTTGGTAACACAGTTGCAATATCTCAAGACGGAAAATATATTGCAGTAGGAAGTCCAAGTGCAACAAATATTAAAACTAATATTATTGCAGATCCTTGGAATGAAACAATTGCTTATGATGCAGGCAATATTGTTTTACACAATAATTCTTATTGGACTGCCACACAAGAGATTTTACCAGTTATTGGTTCACAAAATTACGGAACATTTGTAGCTTATCCAATTTTAAAAGATAACTTAGCAGATAGTACACAGGGCAATTTCCTTGTTGCAGGTAACTATCCGATTGCTAATACAACAGCCAATCATTTCTTAATACGAGCTACTATTGAACAATATCGCGGGGTTCGTGTAGGAAGTGTACTAGAATTAGTATGGAACAGATATAGTGTAAGTAATATTAATCCCTTGTTGCAAACACAACCTTTTGAAAATACAGTTTCTGGATTAGACTATAATTGGTTAACAGGTAGTCACATTGTTACAGACAGAGTTGATATGATCGTAACAGTCAACTTGGCACTAAATCAACCAGCAGTTGGTACTATTGTAGAAACAGGAACAGGTAAAGGAACAATTAGCTATCTTCATCCTACTGGCAACGGATATGTAATTTATCTAAACCAAACTTCCGGCAACTTTAGTGCCACTGGCTCATTGTCAACTGCACTCGGAGTTGTAATTGGCAATTACGAGTATGAAATTCCAGACGACACTCATGTTGAATTGGGCGGTTACTGGATGATTAGTACTGATAGTATTTCTCCTAGTGGTGTTGAATTTAGAGATGTTATTATTGATAATACTCCAGGATTAGTTATTGTAGACATTGTTGATCCAGCTGACATAGGCAGAGCAACTGACACGTACTATTCAATTGGCGAAGACATTGGAGTTGTTGGTACAGCGCAGTCTGGAAACGACAAGGTTTCGTTGATTGGTAGATTTGAAGCATCTGCTGTAGAATACCCAATAGGATACGATGTTGGACATTTATGGTTTATTAGACTAGGTAACACTGCACCTAGTTTTGCACTAAATGATACTATTAGACTGCAAGAAAATACCTTCTTGCAAAATATAAATTGGCCGGAGTTCGGCTTAGTTGGTCTTAGTAGCGAACCTATTTTTAATAACATTCATACAATTGGTTACGACAACAACAGCGTTGGTTTCCTTGACGGGTACATTAAAGTACAATTACAAGCTGACCAAGTTGGCTTACATAATTTTGTAAGAGGCGATGTATTAGAAGATGTAAACACAGGTGCCCTCATAGAGATATGGCATGCAAGTATAGATGCAGGCTCGCAAACACAAACATTGTATGTCAATTTTGCAGGAAATACTCCTACTTATGATTTAAGTTTAGGATCAGCGTACTCTAACAGTACTAGAATTGTAAGAAAGCGTGCCGGAGAAGTAGATCGCGATGCTGGATTTATGGTAGAATCTAGTGTATACACATCTACTAATAATATTGGAAAATTAATAATATTCAATAGCAGAGAACAAACTAGTCCAATATATGATCTACCGCCAATAACTAATGACCAATTTACTAGCTTAATTGAAAATTATGAATATTGGATTGTACCTGAACCAAAAGTACAAGCAGGTGAAGGCAGATTAGCAAATGAACCACTACCTAATAATAGCGATTGGATATTTACAAATAGCATTCCAGTAGTTGCAGGCGGAAGTACAAACTTTCCTAATACAGGGTTTGTTTCAGTTTACGAAAGAATAGAAGCAGGCGCTTACTTCCCTGTATCAAAGTTTGTAATTCCAGGCGGATTTGATAATGTAGGTAAAACTTTAGAGTTTAGAAATGTAGACGAATTATATATTCTATACGTCGGATCAGATGACAAGATTATATTTGTTAAAAATGGCAGCGAAAATGGCATTACGTACAATTGGGAAATAAGTTTAGATAAAAACTTTAGAAATACATTTAGCAATGTTGCTAATTATTATGTCGGTGACATTGTAATATATGATAATACAATATTTAAAGCATTATATCAAGCAATGACTAATATTGCTGCTGGTTCATGGAATGACAGTAATTGGCTACAATTAAGAGACGATATTGACTACACTGGCTACATTCCTAAAGATATAGCAGTCGGCACAGACACTAAATTGATAACGGGGTTTGATGCTTTTGGAGAAAAATATTCAATTAGCGATGACGGAAAGGTATTAGCAGCATATGTTACTAGAGATGATGCAAGTGCTGATATAAAAGAAGATGATGAGATTGCTATCTACAGATATGTTAATAACAGTTATAGATTTTCAGACACTATTGTTATAACTGATACTTCTGTTAATGATCAAGAATATACACACAGCTTTGCAATGGATGCCTCTGGCACACATATTGCAATAGGGTCGTATAAAGAAGACACTATTAATGGTTATGATTCGGGATTTGTAAAACTTTACAAGTATAACAATTTAACTTGGTCAGTAATTGATACAATTTACAGTCCAGAAACCGACAACGGCGAAAACTTTGGATACAACATTACGTTTGTTGGAACAACATTAATAGTTTCAAGTCTATATGGCGACACTGTAACTGAAAGAGTGTTTACAGACGGCACATCATTTGATAATGGATTTACTAGATTTGTAGAAAACGAGTACAACGTCGGAAGCATATATGTATTTGACAATATTAATGATGTATATGTTTATTCTAATAAAATTGATTCAACTGTTGATATTACAAAAGGACTAACATCAAATGGTCTACATCTGTATGCTTCTAATAAAAGCGACACTACTACATTAGTAGATTATAGATTTACTGGAACCAGCACTTGGAATAAATTTAGAGAACAACTTCCTATTGTTAATATTAATAAATTTAAAGGAACATTCCTTTATAACAAAAACTTAAACGAATTTATTTCTTACATTGATATTATTGATCCTATCCAAGGCAAGATTGCTGGACCTGCTGAACAAGAGCTTCGCTATAAATCAAGTTGGGATCCTGCTATCTTTACTAACGTTAGTGAAAATGATACAGTTAACGTTGATAAATTTAAATCCTGGGGCAAAGAACAAGTTGGTCAGTTATGGTGGGACATCAGTACTGCAAGATTTAAAAACCCGTACCAAGGAGATGCAGTATACCAAACAAACACATGGAACACACTATTTAAAGGTAGTAGTATTGATGTATATGAATGGGTTGAAACAAATTACTCTCCTTCTGTATGGAACGAGATTGCTGATACCGAAGAAGGATTATCGTCAGGAGTAAGTGGACAAACAAAATACGACATTGACACTTATGTTCTTAAAAAGAAATATGATGCAATAACACAGAATTTTAGTAACAAATATTATTTCTGGGTTAAAAATAAAAAATCTATTCCGAATGTAAATGAAAGAGTAACGTCTTGCTATGATGTTGCTCAGTATATTATTGATCCAAGAACAATAGGATACAAATATGCAGAATTGCAAACATCTAATAGATATGTTATTAATAATGTATTAAACGATATTAAAGGTAGAGACACTGTTGTTAACTTTACATGGTGGACTATACCAAATCAAGAGCTAAACATACACAATCAATATCAATTAGTAAGCGATGGTTTATATACCAGCAAACCTAATCAAGAGTTAGTAAATAAATGGATTGATAGTTTAGTTGGGTTTGATAAAAATCTTAAAGAAGTTCCGGATCCTGCATTATCACCTAAATTAAAATACGGAACATTATCTCGTCCTAGACAAAGTTGGTTTATTAATCGTCTTGAAGCACTTAAAACTGTAATTGAAAGAGCAAACTTAGCATTGCGTAAAACAATCGTTGTCGACGACTTTGATTTATCAGATTTCTATAAGAAAGACGATGCTCCTTTAATCAGTAGTAGAATGTACGATTATGTAATTGCTGCTGATATTGATCTGCAATTTATTGGAACAAGCAAATATATAAAAGCAGTATTAACTCCTGTATTTGAAAACGGCAAACTAATAAGTGTTACAATTGCTAATCCGGGTAAAGGATATATAGACTTATCTTATGAAGACGGCATAAGTATTGTCAGAAAAGGTCCAAAGATTACAGTCACAGGTAACGGGCTTGGCGCAGAAGTTGAATGTACTATTGATGCGCAAGGATCAGTTAATAGTGTCACTATTATAAAAGCCGGTACTGGATATAATCAAAATAGTTCGCTAGAAGTAAGAGCACTTGCTGCATTAATTAATAGTGATATAACAATTGGCAACAAATGGTCGCTTGCTGAATTTAATCCAACGCTTAAAGTGTGGCAGCGCACAGTTACGCAAAACTATGATGTAACACTGTATTGGAGTTTTGTAGACTGGTATGCTACTGGATATACTCAATTTACAGATAAAAACTATATCATTGATTATGCATATGAGCTAGAGCAATTAAATGATAGAATAGGCGATGTAGTTAAAATTAACAATGTAGGCACAGGCGGTTGGTTGCTACTTAAAAAAGTAGATGACAAATCAGCAGTTGACTACAGCATAAACTACGAAACTATTGGTAGAGAAAACGGTACTATTGAAATAACAAGGGGACTATATGACTTTGAAGATACAATAAGTGGTTATGACGGTTACAGTTACGACATTTCAATATATGACGGCGTTCCTGTAACTGAAACAAGAATTATATTAAATGCACTACTTGATAAAGTCTTTGTTGATAATTTAGAAATTGAATACAATAAAGTATTCATGGCAAGTTTAAGATATGTATTAAGTGAAGGACAAAAGCCTGATTGGTTGTTTAAAACTAGTTTTGTAAAAGCAAAATATAACTTTGGTGAACTAGAGCAAAAAACACATTATCAAAATGATAACTTGTCAAGTTATCAAGACTATATTAATGAAGTTAAACCCTATAAGACAACTATAAGAGAATATATAAGTTCTTACAACAAGGTAGACGAATATAGTTCACAAATCAGTGACTTTGATTTAATGCCTTGGTATAGCGAAACAAAAGGAAAAATATCTCCACAAAATGCTAGAGTAGTAAACGGCTCTATTGTATTAGAAGGTGCAGATGCGTATCCGTGGAAAAGCTGGTTTGACAATGCAACTTATTATGTAGAAAAAATTGAAATAAGCAATGCAGGTTCTAACTTTACATCAACTCCTATAATTACACTTCAAGGCGGCGGTGGCACTGGTGCCACAGCAGTTGCATACATCAGCAGAGGAAAAATTACAAGTATTGATGTAGTAACCGTAGGACAGGGATACACAAGTGCTCCAACAGTTATAATCAATGGCAGTCAAACAGAAGGCGGCATTACTGCTAGTGCAACTGCCATTATTAACAACGATACTGTTAGAAAAATTAAAACTACATTAAAGTTTGACAGAACTAGTGGTGAAATTGTTTATCTAGCCCTTAACAAATCACAAAGTTTTGTATCTACAAGTAATCAACAAAAATTTAATTTAACTTGGCCCTTAGATCTAAAACAAAACTTGATTCAAGTAACAGTTGATGGCGAAGAGGCATTGCGTAGCGAATATACATTTGGCAATGTTATAGATACAACAGCTTCGCATACTATCTATAGAGGTTACATACAATTTACAGATCCGTTAATTCAAAATAAAACGGTCATTATAACATACAGTATTGATCCAGCAATGTTATCGGCTGCTGATAGAATACATAATCTTTACAAGCCAATGTCTGGTATGCCAGGTTACAATCAACTAGTTAAAGATCTAAGTCAAGTTCTTGACGGAGTTGATTACGGTGGTGTAGAAATTACTAGCTTTGACTTTGATACAGAAGCTGGATGGGACGCTAACGAGTGGTATACTACAACATGGGATACATTTGGCGGAACTTACGAGGATGAGTTATTTACAATTACAACTGGACAACAAGAAGTTACTCTAGCAGCACCCCTTGAAGTAGGAGTAGTTTACACGCTTTATGTAAACGAAGTTAGAATAGACGATCCTCAATTTGATGCAGCTACTCCGACTAACCCAGATGCTATTACTAATAGTATAACCGGTGACGGTACAACTACTACTGTTAATATTAGTACATTTGGATTAACAACTGGTGATAAACTTATTGTGCGCAAAATAACCAGTGATGGAACATTCCTTCCTGATGGCACTAGTTACGATGCCCAATTGTCAGGCGGCACATTTGCATACGGTAATGCAAAAGGTATTGCAGCCGGCGAAATCATTGTTGACGGTGACGGATTTGTTACTCCTACTACATCTCGTAGTACAGACGAGCATGTTCCTGGACAAGTACTAGATACAGTAGATATTAAAGTATATGACAGAACTGGATCAGGACAAGGCGTAGTAGTAACTAGAACACATTGGTTTAATGCAGATGCAGAGTATACAACTCTTGCACTAAAACACCAGCAGCTTGATATACTACAGCAACAGTATAATGAAAACTTAGAAGACGAAAACTTACGAGACGCTGTAATTGCTAAACAACTAGAAGTAGATCAAGCACAAGCAGCATTAGATGCACTTCTAGTTCCTTTAGATATAGGATTAACACCTTTAAAACAAGAAAACTTAATTGTAAGAATTAGCAACAGCACAAATGCTAATACTGTACTTAGAAAAACAGACTATACAATTGACTATGTTAACAAAACAGTTACGTTAAATGTTGCTCCAGCAAGTAGAACAACAATTACTACGTTAGTTATAGGGGTCAACGGAACTGATATTATTAGTAGCGGTACATTTACAGGTGACGGTAATACAACGCAATTCCTAACTTCGTTAACTTATCAAGAAGGATTAACTTCTATAATAACAGTAAACGGACAAAAAAGAAGTACGATTGTGTCATCGGGTGAAGTAGCAGACGTAGTGTTAATACAGAGCACAAGCGAGTACGAAATTGAAAATGCAGTAATACTTGAGTTTGGCGAAGCACCTGAAGCCGGAAGTTTAATTAGTTATGCAGTATATTCAAACGAAACGCAAACATTTAGTGAAATTACCGTCGATGAACTACAAGCAGACGGAAGTACAACTACCTACACATTAAGTCAACAGCCGTTTAATAAACTACCTGCAGACATACATACGTTAGTTATTGTAAATGGTGCATTGCTAGATACCGGTTATAACACTAGATTTACAACTACAATAGATACCTTTTATCCGTTAACCCAGTGGAACGTTCCGTATTTTAGTAAAACGCCTGAGCAAATTGACGTTTATATTAATGGTATATTACAATCGCACACAGTAAGCTATAGATGGTATACAGAAAACAGTACACTAGAAATATTCACTGGATACTTTGAAATAGGCGATACCATTGAAGTATATACTAGAAACGACAACTACAGAATATCTAATAGTGAGTTAGAATTGTTAAGCATAGTGCCGTCAGGTATGATACTAGTTTATCAATTTAGTAATCACGATGTTTTAGATATTAAAAGATCTACAACTGAATCGCTAAGACGCAATTCACTAGTAGTAGGATCAGAAGAATGGAAAGCATATAGTGAATCGTCGCTAGGTATAATTCCATTAGGATCTAGCGTAATTAATGAAGGATATGTTTGGATCGCACTAAATGGTGAATTACTAAGTCCAACTGTAGATTACGGTCTGCTTCCGGACTACACCAGTGTTAAGATCTATAGAGATATTCCTTACGGTGCTAAAATTGATGTTATTCATTTTAGTGGAGCAGTATCTACTAACAGATTTGGCTACAGACAGTTTAAGGATATTCTAAATAGAACACACTATAAGCGTATTAACAGCTTGAGTGAAACTAAGTTGGCCCAAGACCTAAGTATTACTGATTTAAGAATCTATGTTGATGACGGGTCTAAACTAGATGCTCCTAATAAGAATTTAAATCTTCCAGGGATTATATTTGTTAACGGAGAGCGTATAGAATATTTTGTTAAAGAAGAAAATATTCTAAGACAAATCCACCGCGGAACATTGGGTACTGGTGTTAACGCACTAGTAACAGCCGGAACAACAGTAAGCAGTCAAGGTGCAGGAGAAACTGTTCCTTATAGAGATCAGACATTAATTACTAATTTAATCGGCAATGGCGTTAGCAATGAGTTTGAGTTAGACTTCTCGGCACAGTACGGAGTTAATCAATTTGAAGTATTTGTTGAAGGCAAGAGATTGCGTAAAACAGAAATACAAAAATTTAATTCTACAATTGACCAAGTAAGTCCTGAAGGCGACGAAACATTGCCGGCAGAATTTAGCGTAGCTGGTACAGAAGACAATATTTTAAGATTATTAAATGTTCCAAATGCAGGTGCGCAAATTAAAGTTGTAAGAAAAGTAGGAACACAGTGGAGACAAGAAGGTGTGTCCTTAAAAGACAGTAAAACAAAAATTGGCTCGTTCTTAAGAAACGGGGTTGCGGGTTTACCCGAATAAATACAGTAGTAAACTGAAAGTGAGAAATTAACTATGTTGCATGATAAACACGGTGTTATGGTTCAAGGTCATATTAAAATACATGATCCGGAGTCTGGAGAAGTCTTAATAGACAAAAGAAATGCTATTCATTATGAAAATATGAGTATAGCATTAGCAGAGAGTATTGCTAACCAAGGCAACGGCTTTATTTGGAGCATGGATTTTGGCAACGGCGGTACTAATTTAGATCCTAGCGGTGTTATTACATATCTAACTCCTAACAGTACAGGCACTAATGCAAGCCTTTATAATAAAACTTTTGGCAAAATAGTTGCAGATAGTCCATCTAATACAGATAAAGTTAGAAATAAGATTGAAACACGCCATGTTAGTGGTACTAATTACACCGATGTGTTTATTACTTGTTTATTAGACTACGGTGAGCCAGAAGGGCAGTCGGCTTTTGATACAACAGACAGTAATGAAAGTCTGTATGTATTTGACGAATTAGGATTACGTAGTTATTCTGCAACAGGTGAAGGAAAATTAATTACTCACGTTATTTTTCACCCTGTACAGAAGTCTCTTAACAGACTGATTCAAATTGACTATACAGTTAGAATACAGAGTTTAACTGGATTTAACGAGGGATAATAGATGTCATATACACTAAACCATACAGACGTACCAAACAACGGATCTATTATAGTCGATGATAGAACAGTTGATGACAGTACTAGTTTAAATTTTCCAGGAAAAAATGTTCCTAGCTACGGTCCTATTATTGGTGAAAACTTTTTACATTTACTTGAAAATTTTGCAGCAACAACTGCACCAATTAATCCGACACAGGGACAACTTTGGTACGACAGCACACCGGGCTCTAATACACTGAAAATATACGACGGCTCAACGTGGTCGGCAGCAGGCGGAGTTAAGCGTGCAGGATCGCAGCCCGAAGCTGCAACTAGCTTGGTTGGCGATTTATGGGTCAACACAGTTAGTCAGCAATTATATTTATTTACAGGATCAACATGGATATTAATAGGTCCAGATTTTAGTGAAGGCCTTTCTACAGGATTTAAAATACAAAATATTTTAGGTAAAGACAACGTCAGCTATACTGTAATGACTATTGAAGTTAAAGCAAGTCCGGTTGTTATAATTTCTACTAATAGTTTTGAACCTAAAGCAGTTATTAACGGATTCTTAACTATAGAGCCGGGCATTAATTTAAGTACTGCAAACATCAGCGCACAGGGCGCAGCAGAATATGTAGGCCCCGCAAAAACAGCAAATAACTTATTAGTAGGAACAACTACTGTTCCGTCTACTAGTTTTGTAAGAAATGATACAGAGAATACACTTGCAGAAAAGATAAAAATTAGAAACGACAATGGTATAGCTATTGGTGAAGCGCAAAGCTATACTTTAACAGTAGACGGTGCTAGTGCTAGTCTTACTAACTCGGCTCCAACATCAAGTATCGATTTACGACTTAATACAGGAACCAATGTTTCGCCAGTAGTTAGAATTAACTATGATAAAACAGTTGGCATAAACAAACTTGATCCTCAAGAAGCGCTGGATGTTAACGGAAATATAAGAACTAATCAGCATTTACTTGTTACAGGAACTACAAATGCTACTGGTCTATCAACTGGCAGTATACAAACAGCAGGCGGCATAAGCATTGCTCAAGATTTATTTGTCCAAGGTACTACTAAAGTCAACGGTACAATTACTGCTAATAACATTGTACCGGTTACTAATAACACTGCGTCTCTAGGATCTGTATTAAAACAATATAGCGCAGTATATGCATCAAACTTTTACGGAAACTTTATAGGTAATATTAGTGGTACACTGACAGGAGTCATGAATGGCCCTGCTACTAAACTAGCAAGCCCAACAGTGTTTAGTTTAGCAGGAGATGTATCTAGTAATAGCATTTCTTTCGATGGCCAAGGATCTGGTACAGCAACATTTACAACAAGCATTGACCCTAATTTTATTAATAACAAAAGTACAGCAACAGTTATCAGACCAGATGACGAAGTACTTTTAAATACTCCTGGTGATGTTAATGAACCGCTAAAGAAAGTTACGCATGCACAGTTTTTAGGAAGTATACCTAAAATGCCTGCAGGCGTTATTCTACCATACGGTGGCAATACTGATCCTGATCCAACACTATTGGGTGGCGGCGTTTGGCTACTGTGTGATGGTCGAGAAGTATTAATAGGCGCATATCCAACGTTGTACGCAGTTATTGGCAATAAATTTAAAGGAGCACCTTCAGCTTCATATTTTGGCTTACCTGATATGAGAGGTAGAATGCCTCTAGGTGCTGATAACATGGGCGGTGTGAGTGCAAATAGAGTTACTGCAAATGAAGCAGATATTGTAGGTAATGCAGGTGGCGGCGAAACACACAGCATCACTCAAGCAGAATTGCCAGATCACGTACACGATATGTATAACGATACAAATCAAAGACAGTACTATGCTACTAGATCAACACCAGAGACTGCAACATCAGGAACAGTGCAAATTCCTACGCCTTCAGGAGTTAGTACACAAAATTCAAGTGCTATTACAGATAGTGGTGGAATTAAAAGCTGGAGTAGTCAAACTCCGATGGATATTATGAGTCCGTTTTTGACTACTAGCTATATTATCTATACGGGTAAGGATGTAACATAATGAGTTATAAAATAAACAAAACAGACGGCACCTTACTATTAAATTTAATAGATGGTATAAAAAATACCAGTGCAACTGATCTGACATTAGTGGGAAAAAATTCTACAGCATTTGGTGAATCGTTTAATGAAAACTTTATTAAATTATTAGAAAATTTTGCTGCAACTAGCGCCCCGGCAAATCCGTTAGAAGGCCAACTTTGGTTTGATACAACAACAGACACTCTAAAAGTATACGACGGTGCAGATTTTAAATCAGCAGGCGGCGCATATGTACAATCATCTCAGCCTGCAATGAGCGAAGGTGATTTTTGGTATAACACAACTACTAAGCAATTATTTTCATGGGACGGCGATAATTTACAACTAGTAGGACCTCTTTATACAGGAACACAAGGAATTACTGGAGAAATTCCAGATACAATCCAAGATATACAAGGATTTCCCCGTAGTGTAATTAAACATTATGTAGGTGGAACGTTGTTAGGCCTGTGGAGTAATCTAGAATTTAAGATTGCTAGTACCAACACAGACGAGGTTATTCAAGGGTTAACATTAGATACAACTAACAATCGTATTGTTAAACGTGGATTTAATGTTCTTGACAGCGGATATTTAATTAGAGGAACAGTAACTAATGCACAGGGCATTGGCGGCGTAGATATCAGCAAACTAGTTAGAACAGATGTAACAAGTACAATTGATGCAAATTTAATAATTCGTGGATCTGAAGGTTTAAAATATTCTACTGTACATAATCAGCGATATGATTCGGCTAATTTTATAATTTCAAACTTAATTACAAACGACGATATTTCTATTAGAGTGTACGGAGCAGCAACAGGTGTAAATGCAGTTGACGCAATAAAGATTGATTCTAGTGAAGCATACGTTGGAGTCTATAATAGTACTCCGGAAGCAATGCTACATGTAGGAACTAGTGTTAGTCCTGGCGATGTTATTATCGAAGGTAACTTAACCGTAAAAGGTAACAATACATTTATTGATGCTGCTACTATTCGAGTTGAAGACAAAAACATCGAACTTGGAATTTTAAGTGACGGAACAACAGGCGACGATATAGCAGTTGACGGCGGTGGTATAACACTAAAATCATCTGATGGCGATAAAACATTAGCTTGGCAAGGGTCAACTACAGCGTGGACCAGTAATCAAGATATTAATGTTAGTACCGGAAAAACATATAAAATTGATGGGACAACTGTATTAAGCGGAAGTGTATTAGGAAGCAGCATTACAAGTGCGCCCGGATTAACTTCACTCGGAATACTAACAAGTTTTGGAACAACATTTTTAACAATAGCAGACACTACTATTACAACATCAAATGGACAACATTTAAATCTAAATGCTGCTGGCGATATTGTTGTTAATAGTAGTTCAATTAAAGGAATCATTGATAGTGTTGATTCTACTAGTGCAACTACTAAAGCATACGTTGATCTTGAAGTTAAAAAATCTGACGTTGCAATAGAACTAGATATTACAGACTTATCAAATTCAGAAATTGTAAGCTACTTAAATGATTTATTTCCTAACAATGCAACTAACAGACTATGTAGAGTACTAGGCATAAGTTATGTCTTTGCAAGTACAACTGATGTTGAAGGTGCAAAAAATGTAACTACAGTAAACGTTGATAGAAATGCTCAATTAGAATTTCAACCAGTTGTTGCAACTGTAACTTTTCCATCACCGGCTACTACAACAATTACAAGAACAATCACAAGAACCGTCAAAACATATGTATGGGACGGCGCGGCCATTACTTGGCTTTTACAACCATAAGATAAATAGTATATACACCAGGGGTAACATTAAATGGCATATCAGATTGATAACTTTAGAGGGCAGTTTTTAACTACAGTTGAAGACGGGACTCTCAATAACGCTACAGATTTAAAACTTGTAGGAAAAAACTATGCAGGATACGGTGAAGTTCAAAATGAAAATTTTATAGCATTGCTAGAAAATTTTGCAAGTTCTCAAGCACCGGGCAAACCTATACAAGGACAGTTATGGTTTGATGCTACATCTGGCGCAGAAAAATTAAAATTTTATGATGGCACTGCTTGGAGAACAGCAGGCGGCGCAGAAGTAGGACCACAACCTGGGCCTACAGGACTAGTACCAGGCGACTTTTGGTGGGATACTACTAATGAACAGTTATATGCTAAAGGTGCAGGCGGATTTGTTTTAGTTGGACCGCAAAGTACTGGCGCAGGCAACGTTACACAGATGCGCAGTTTAACCCTTAACGATAATGCATCTCCTAGTGTTGCGCATAGTGTTATTGCTGCAACCATTAATAATGCTGTAGTGTATATTATTAGTAACGACACATTTACAATAGCACTGTCTGATGCAATTGCTGGGTTTGATACAGTGCGCCAAGGCTTGACACTAGTTAATACTCAAAACGCAGCTGGCGGCAAAACAACAAGTGCCTTTAGGTTTCACGGCACAGCAACTAATGCTGACAAATTAAACGGAATCTCGGCATCAGAATATGTAACAAGTTCGGGGTCATTAAACTTTACCCAAGAAGTAGGATTTGACGATCCAGGATTAGTAGTAGGCGATGATAGCGATTTTAAAATTACAGTTGACGGTAATACTGCTACTATTGCACAATCAGTTGGTGATAGTATTTTATTTAAAGTTAATAACGGCGGCAGCTTAACTAATTCTTTAATAGTTAAGGCACTTTCAATTGAACCAGGCACACCCACTACTACGCTAGGCACATCGTCTAATCGTTGGGACATTGTATACGCTAATACATTTGACGGAAATGCAACTAGTGCTACTGGTTTAAAACTATCAGGAACTGTTTACTACCCAACATCAGTTTCGACTGCAAGTACATTAGTAATGCGTGATGCAAATTCTGATATATTTGCAAGAAAATTCCAAGGCGTTGCTACTAGTGCGCAATATGCAGACTTAGCAGAAGTATACTCAACCGATAAAGAGTATCCAACAGGAACTGTAATGGCAGTTGGCGGCGAATCCGAAACACGAGCTGCAAAAGTAAGTGATCATGCAATTGGTGTTATATCAGCAGAACCTGCTTATTTAATGAACAGTACTGCTGAAGGACAAGCTATTGCACTAAAAGGTCGAGTACCGGTTAGAGTAACAGGACCTGTTTCAAAAGGAATGGCAGTATATGCTTGGCAAGACGGTGTTGCTTCTACTATTGCAAGCACAGGATTAGTTGGCATTGCACTTGAATCAAGTACAGATGTTTCAGAGAAGCTAATTGAATGCGTCTTAAAAGTATAAATATAGTATAGTTTAATTAGAGGTATGATATAATGGCAACAGTAAGCGTCGGCGACTTAATCACAGCAGCCCAATATAATGATTTGCAAATAAGAGTACAGACACTTTTAGGTAACGGGGCTGCAGATTACGGATACGGCCAAACAGTGCAAAGTCAAGCAGTTGCAATCGGAACTGTTATTCTTGCAAGCCATATGAATGACCTGTATGCTGATATTGTAAAATGTTATCAACACCAGCAAAATGCCAATCCTACTACAATTGCTCAGTTGGTTGTAACTAACTTAATTGGCGCAAATGCTTCAACTGATCCTAGCTCTACTATTAAAGGCTATAACGATTACAATGTTATAATTGGTACTTTAGAATCCGGTAGATTAACTGCTTCATCACATATTAATCAATCAACTGTAGAATCTAAAATTTCAAGTGCTCGTAGTGTACTATGGGGCAATAATCCAGACGTTATTACGCACGAAGTTAGTGTTACATATCCAGGAGCATACGCAACAGTTAATACCAACGGTACAGCATATGCTTCTGTGTCAGGTGCTGATCATATGAGACACTGGTTTAACGCAGGTGGCCAAATAAGATTTAGTGCTGCACTTGCAGGTGGCTCCGGAGCAAAATATAACGACTGGAATACAATACTTACTAACATGGGGACAATTGTATTTGGTTATACTGGCACTACTGCAACGGGTACAGGAACTACTTCTGCAATTGGTTACGTTGATCTTACTACATCATATCAACAAATATTTATTAAAGCAGGCAGCGGTGTATACGCTGAAAACGATTATGTTGTTAGTGCTAAAAAAGTAGGCACTACAGCAATTTATTTTAAAATTGACTTCCGTGATGATGACGCAGGAGACCAAACAGGACTTGGTGCAGCAGTTGACGAAAACGTAAGTGGAACACTTACTAGTACCGTAGGGCAGCTTCGTCCAAGCGGTTCTTATGTTTCTATTATTACTCCAACTTACGCAAACACACTCGCATTATAATCAGATAATACTTGACAACACACTCCTATGACTATATAATAGTATATAAGTCATAGGAGTTTTTTTAATGGATGAACGTTTAAGCAAAGCGTTAGATTTCTCAAATTACATGGTTACATTAAATAATCAAAAACGAGTAATTAAAGAACAATACGAACAAGATTTAATATTTTATTATAACGGTGGACAGTTTACTCTTACTCAAGAGTTTATTAGTTTTTGTCACACATTAATATCATTAGATCAGTCAACTGCTATTCTAACAGATGACAACAGTACTCCTATTGAAGTTAATGATTTAGCAAACTTTACAATAGACGTAACTAGTCAATACTTTGAAGCATCTAATAAGTATCACGCAGAATATGTAAAACTAAAAACAACAAGAAGTGTTGAAGGAATTGTAAAAGTATGACGCAAGGCGTAATATTATTTGCAAGAAACAATCCGCAAGTTGATTATGTTAAGCAAGCTCATTTTCTTGCAAAACGAATTCGTAAATATTTAGATCTTCCTACTACTATTGTTACAGATAGTGAAGAATACTTAATAAATGCATATCCTGATTACACTGATGTGTTTGACAACGTAATATCTATTCCTTGGAAATTAGGAACTAGTATGAAACGGTATCACGACGGTGCTATTACACAAAAAAAACTAGATTTTAGAAATGATGCAAGGTGTATGGCATACGATCTTTCGCCTTACACTGAAACACTGCTATTAGATACTGATTATGTTGTTTCGGATTCTATATTTAAAAATTGCTTTACTCAAAACGGAAACTTTTTAATCTATAAAGATGCATATGATTTAGCAAACTTTAGAGATTATTCAGAATTTAAATATATTTCAGATACTAGTGTAGATTTTTATTGGGCTACTTGTGTATTTTTTAGAAAAACAGAAGTAAATAAAATATTTTTTGATCTAGTTGCACATATACAAGATAACTGGCAGCACTATAACAGTATATTTCAAATAAACTCCTCTGTATTTAGAAACGATCATGCATTCAGTATTGCTATTCATATTATGAACGGTTACCAATCAGGACCTTTTGCAAATATTATGCCTGGAAAGTTATTTTATACTACAGATAAAGATTTATTAGTTAAACTTAAGGATGAACAATTTTTATTTTTAACGGAAAAAGAAAAACATTTAGGAGAATATGTTCCTATTAAATTTGCAAACTCCAGTGTGCATGTTATGAACAAATTTAGTTTAAATCGAGTAATTGACGAGGCCCAAAATGACTAAAGGTTACTTAATGCTTGCACAAAACAATTCTGTAGATGACTATGTTCTTCAGGCCTGCGTGTGTGCAATGAGTATTCTTGCACACAATCCAAATTCAAAGATATCACTAGTAACTAATGATGCAGTAGATACGATTTATTTAGAATTATTTGATAATATTATCCCCATTCCGTGGACTGATTCAGCAGCTGATACTGAATGGAAGGTCAAAAATCGCTGGAAGTTATATCATGTAACTCCTTACGATGAAACTATTGTCCTAGATACAGACATGTTAATTTTAGAAAACATAGATCACTGGTGGAATTTTTTGTCGAGGTACGAGTTATACTTTCCAACATCTGTTTACACTTATCGAAAAACAAAGATAGTTGATACATATTATAGAAAAGCATTCGTCTCAAATAATTTGCCTAACATATATGTAGGATTTCATTATTTTAAAAAATGCGACAGAGTTCATGAGTTTTATAAATGGGTAGAAGATATATCTAATAACTGGGAATTATTTTACGGACAATACTGCAAAACAAATTATCCTAAAAGAATGAGCATGGATATAACATGTAGCATTGCTGTTAAAATTATGAACTGTGAAAACGAAATTACTAATAAAGTTGTTAAAAATCCTACCTTTGTTCATATGAAACCGTATATTCAAGATTGGAACGATATTAAAACACGTTGGCAAGACAAGGTAGGCACTTATTTAACTCCTAATTTAAAGTTAATGATAGGCAATCATCTACAGTCGGGTGTGTTTCATTATACCGAGAACGATTTTATTACAGATGAAATTGTAGAAATTTATAAAAATTATATTGGATTAAGTAATGAGTGAAGAAATAATCTGGCAAGCTAATATAATTGAAGTAGAATATATCTATAGGGTATACTTTGATCCTGAAACTACTGTAGTAATGCGAGTATCGAGTAATTATGAAGCTGATACAGATTACCCAAGTTTTGAAGTCAACTATTATGATATTGAAGACATTGTATCTGGCGCCGAACCAATAGCAAATTGTAAGGTGTTTTTTAATATCAAAGCTAAACAATATGAACTTGTAAAAAATACAATTGCACCAGTAATTTATACTGTTTCTCAAGAAATTTATAAATGCAAAAAAATTAAAAATGCTGATATTCAAATTATACAAGATATAAAAAATACATGTTGGAAAATTTTAATGAGTAACGAGTTAAAATATAAATTAGCAGCTCAACGGGTTTCTGTTACAAATATTAAAGATAATCAAATTACCTTTAGTGTGACGGCAAAAAATAATCCTAATATTTTATATCGATTATTATCATTTCCGTTCAGTGATCTACTTGACGATAATTATGTTGTATTAGATTTTAAAGATCAATATGAGTTTGACGGATTGCCAATAAGCGTGTATACTATACAAAAGTTTGATACATATTCTTACGAGATGATACATGAGTAAAAAATTTAAAGTTGTCGATTACGATATTATATATTTGTCGTATGATGAGCCTAATGCAGAAAAAAACTATGCAGATTTGTGTAGTAAAGTACCTTGGGCTAAACGTGTACACGGTGTTAAAGGCAGTGATGCAGCACACAAGGCCTGCGCAGAAATTAGCGAAACTGATCGTTTTATTACAGTTGACGGTGATAACGTTATTGATCAAGACTTTTTAAATCAAGAAATTGATTTTCAAGAATATTCTAATTTAGAACGTAGTGTTATTAGCTGGTGCGGTCAGAATGTAATTAATAATCTTATGTACGGAAACGGCGGCCTAAAATGCTGGCCAAAGGAATATGTACTTAACATGCGTACACATGAAAACGCCGATCCTAACAATGGACATGCTCAAGTAGACTTTTGTTGGGATGCAAACTATATACAGATGACTAGTTGTTATAGCACTGTTCATAATAACGCCACAGCACAACAAGCATGGCGTGCAGGTTTCCGCGAAGGTGTTAAAATGGCACTTGATAGAGGCATTCGACCTAGTAAACAAGATTTTTTAAACGGACATTGGAAAAATCTCCATATGCTGTATGTTTGGAATATGATAGGTGCTGATGTAAAAAACGGCCTTTGGGCAATCTACGGAGCAAGAGAAGGTCTTTACAAAACAATGTGTACAGACTGGGACTATGTGCAAGTACGCGACTTTGAATATTTAAATAACTTATGGAATAACAAATATAGTAAAGTTACCGAAGATATGTTATGTTATGAAATTATGGGATTAGGTGAAACACTAATTTATGAACTTGGTATTCCTATTGCATCTTCTCCTTTAGATGCACAACAAAGTAAGTTTTTTAAAACATTATATCAAAGCCCTCCTGGCAGACGTAAATCACAACTTATAATCGACCAGGAATAACTATATGAAAAAAGATAATATTAATTTTATTAAAGATAAAAATGGTGAACTAACTAGCGATCCCATCAATCTTGAAAATGTACAAACTCTATTAAATTCTACTGGTTGCGGCTTTTGTCTAGCAAAATTTACACAAGTTACTATGCATCTTGGAACAGGGTATGTACACAGTTGCCACCATCCAAAGATGCATAAGATTTCTGTTGAAGAAATTGAAAAAGATTATAGGGCACTATTTAATACTAGGCATTTAAAACAAGTGCGCAAAGAGATGCTTAATAATCAAAAGCCTTCAGAGTGTGATTATTGCTGGCGTATAGAAGATGACAAAAATCTAAGTGATCGCACTTTTAAGAGTAGCAAGCGGTTTGCGTTTGACTACCATGACGAGATTTCACAGTATAAGGGAGATGAAATTATTTCTCCTACTTACTTAGAAGTTAGCTTTTCTAATGTATGTAATATGAACTGTCTATACTGCGGTCCCGAGTTTAGCAGTAAGTGGGTTGAAGACTTAAAACAAAACGGTCCTATAAAGGTCTTAGAAAACACAACAAAAGAACGCTGGGTCCAAGGCTGGCAAGATCTTGATAATTTAAATATTCCTAATAGGGAGTACAATCCGTATATTAATGCGTTTTGGAAATGGTTTCCTGAAGTTTATCCTAAATTAAAAACATATCGCATTACAGGCGGCGAGCCTCTAATGAGTAAAGAAACATTTCGAAGTATGGATTGGCTTGCTGCAAACCCAAATCCAGGACTAGACTTTAGTATTAATACAAATCTAAGTGTACCAGATAAACTATGGAATACATTTATAGAAAAATTAGTAAAAATTAAAGACACAACGGGCGTAACCGTGTTTACAAGTATCGAAGCCTGGGGCAAACGTGCAGAATACTTGCGCCGCGGACTAGACGTTGATGTATTTAAAAAACGTTACGAACAATTAGCACAACTTGGCAATGTAAAAGTTGTTACTATGGCAGCATATAATGTACTAAGTATTTCTAGCTTTCAACAATTTCTAGAATGGCAACTAGAAATGAAACAGACATACAACTATAACAGTGCAGTATTATGGTGGGAAGATAACACATCTTATAAATTTAGAGAAGGCCCTAGCAATAGAGAATTAAAGAGCATATCACACTCGCATATTATTCCAATAGGACTTGATATAGCCTATGTGAGGCATCCACCGTTTCTTGACGCACAAATCTGTACAGACAAAATGACACAAGAGTATATGATTCCTACAATGAACTTTATGGCAAATAATACTGTAGATAACAAATGGTCTATGCACACTTCGTTTGAATTGAGTGAAATGTATAAATTAAAAAATATTACAGAACATAAAATGTCTGTAACACATTCTGTACATCCTGGAACAGAACACTATTTTAAAAAGATAACGCATCCTAGAGCAGAGTTTTTTGACTTTATTAATACAAAGGACCGTCGCGACGGCACTAACTTCTTAGAAGTATTTCCAGAAATGGAAGAATTTTACGAAGAATGTAAAACTGCTAACGACTTAGTACGAGCTAAATCGATATGATAGAATTAGCATATGACTGGATAGGTCCTGAAGGACCGTGGCCGAACGGACAAAATCTAGACTTATTAGCTTCGCCCAATAATTATAAACATGCACAATATGCTATTAACAATAACATCTATAATCTTGAAAGCAGACGTCATCCTTTTACTTACTCTAAAATACAATCAATTTTAGGTAACCGCAATACAATACAAAAACATATATTGCAGTGCAAAGGAAAGTTTGTATACGAACTAACACCCTTGCTCAAGCCATACCAATGGACGGATACAACATTTGATAACGTAAGTAGTGTAGCAATACAAGCACAGCAAACTGGAAAATGTTTATTTGTTATTAATGACATGAATGAAGGGTATTCAAATAAAGAATATAATTTCTTTGAAAATATCCATCTTCAAATTGAAAAATATTTGTTAAATCCTATTAATGTTATGTATATTACAATGAATTCTGTTGCTAAAACTGAATATGCAAAATGGGCAGCTCGCAATAATATTTATAAACAAATTAATATACAAGAAGTTTATCTATACGAATATGCAGATAATAAAAATTTAGACATTGCTAATCCTTCAACCCATTTTATATGTTTAAATAGGCAACCAAATCCTTTAAGGCAATGTTTAATTTATGAACTATGGCGCCGCGATTTACTAAAATACGGTCATGTTAGTATGCCATCTCCGAGTGATAAATTAGACTTTAATTTTGATAAAGATAATCTTAAACTTTTTGATATAGATGATAGTCAATGGGATGAATTTTTAAATACATTACCTTATATTGCAGATGGTAGGAGTTTTTTAGACCAAACATGTAACACTAACTCAATAACAGACTTTTATTTTGATAGCGTATATAGTGTTATTACAGAAAATACGTTAGGTGATATTGATTGTGTTAAATTATCTGAAAAGACTTTTAGAAGTTTAGGAAATTATTGCTTACCGTTGTATATGTATAGTCCGGGCATAGGACAGTCGCTAACTAAATTAGGGTATGAAGTTGATGCAGATATCATTATAAATGACGCTAAGAGATTTTGGGCATTGATTAATAAGTTAGAACGCATATGCCAAATAAATATTAAACAGTTACATAAGAAAACTAAAAAAATTAGAATAAAAAATAACAAGAATTTGTTAGCTCGAGAAAAATTAACGATACTGCAAACACGGAGAGATATCCAAACATGGCTAGCTACTTAATAACAGGCAGTAGTGGATTTTTAGGACAAGAAACTGCAAAACGATTAATACAGCAAGGGCATAATGTTGTTGGAGTTGATCTTATTCCAGGAAATTATACTTCGCATGTTCAATCTATTGAGACATTTGATATATCGATTTCGTACGATGCAATATTTCATTTTGCTGCATATGTAAAAGGACGAGAAGTTATCGAAAATAGTTTTTTGTCAATTGCAAAAAATATAGAAATTGATAGAATAGTATTAGAGAAGATTCTAAAATATCCTCCTAAACGGTTTGTGTATCCAAGTAGTAGCGCAGTATATCCGACTACGTTTCAACAAACTAATCATAAACCATTATCTGAAATTGATATTGATTTTTCTAAAAATAACATCGGAGTAAGTGATCATCTATACGGCTGGTCCAAATTAACTACTGAACGTATGTTATGGGAAATAAAGGATAAAATTAATACTAGTATTTCGATAATACGTCCATTTAGTGGATACGGCCCAACACAGAGTTTAGACTACCCTATTCCTAATCTTATTAACATTGTAAAAAATAATCCAAGTAATATAGAAGTTTGGGGAACAGGCGAACAAACTAGAGACTTTGTTTATATTGATGATATTATTGATACACTTGAATGGTGTTTAACTGATACTGCTAAATTTAGAGTTGTTAACATAGGAACAGGTGTAGCAACTAGTTTTAATGAAGTAATACAATTAGTACATTTATTAATATACAATAAATCAGCACAAACAATTAATAATATTTTAGAGAAACCAGTAGGGGTATTAAATCGTTATTGTGATCCTGTGCTCCAACAACAACTTGGGATTCATCCTAAAATTTCTTTAGAGCAAGGCTTAAAATTAATGTTATGAAAAATATATATTTCTTTCAAGTTAACTTTCCCATAGGATTTGGCAAATTTCAAACACATTGGCTTCCTTATGCAGTTGCCCGCTTGTGGAGTTATGCTAGAACAGACTTGTATATCAACAGTACCTATATTGCAAAAGATTTTGTATTTGAACGATTACCTATAGATAACTTTGTAGAAAGTATTGATAGTATTGAAATTGCTGCGTTTAGTTCGTATATCTGGAATGAAAATTATAATTTAAAATTAGCTAAAAAAATTAAAGAAAAATTTCCTAATTGTTTAATTGTATTTGGCGGCCCGCAGGTACCTGATAATACTGCACAATTTCATAAAGACAATCCGTTTATTGACCACACGTTTCACGGTGAATCAGAGTACTTGTTTAAGGAGTTTCTTTTAGATAACAATAAACCAAAGCGTATAATAGGGCCACGGGTAGATAATTTAGATACACTTTGTAGTCCATTCACTGACGGAATACTTGATAGTATTGTTAACAAGCATAAAACTAAAAACTTTAGCATAACACTTGAAACCAACAGAGGATGTCCATATGCTTGTACTTTTTGTGATTGGGGTAGTTTAACATTCAACAAAGTTAAAAAGTTTAATACTAATTTAGTTAAACAAGAAATAGAATGGATTAGTAAGAATGGTATTAAGTTTGTTGATGTAGCTGATGCAAACTTTGGTATATTTAAAGATAGAGATTTTGAGTTGTTAACTTACATGGTTGAACAAAAACAAAAATACGGATATCCTGAAACCTACAGTTTTAATTGGCAAAAAAATAGCACCGAGCATACGTTAAAAATGGTTGAATATCTTACTAATAATAACAGTGCAAGAGGGTTTACACTAAGCGTTCAAAGTATGTCAGACGAAGTACTAACAAACATAAAAAGAAAAAACATGGAAGTTAGTAATTTTCAAAATATAATGCAACAATGTAACATAAAAAACATACAAACATATACTGAGCTAATTTTAGGTTTGCCAGGAGAAACATATGAATCTTGGATAACTGGTATAGACAAACTGTTAACAGCAGGGCAACATAATAATATTGAAGTATGGCTGTGTCAACTGCTAGTTAATGCTGAACTCAGTAATAAAAAAAGTTTAGAAAAATATAATATACAAACTTCTAATATAAAAAATTATATCAGTGGTGATACAAGCGAAGAAGGTCAAGAAGGTATACAAGTTATTAAAAGTACTAATACGTTGTCGTATACTGAATTATTAGATTGTTATATGTATAGCTGGATGATTACTAATTTTCATAGCTTTGGTTGGACACAAATTATTAGTAGATGGTTGTATGTTACTAACGGTATACCCTACAAAGAGTTTTATAATAATTTGTTAGAAAAATTAAAACATCATCCATTCTATAAAGAAGTTAGACATGATGTTGATTACGCATATCAAACTGGTCTTATACAACAAAAGGGCATGCATTATTATATTGCAGAATCGCAAAAAAAATTGCATATGAATAGAGAAGATACATTTGCATTTATTAAGGATATGAATTATGATATACCGGACGACATTTATAATTTTACCAATTTGTATGTGACCAACTTTAACAATCCAGTAAATACATCAGTAGAGTTTGATATCTCTGTTTGGAATATTATCAACAACATTGGTAGTGATTGCACTACATATACTTTCAAATGGACTGAAGATGTTACCGACGAACAGGAATATTATGATAGTTTTTATTTTAGACGGAGAAAGGGGTGGGGTAAATGCATAGTAACATTATTGTAGTTGCGCAGCCCCGTAGTGGAGGAGTAGTTACTACGCAAGTACTGAATAAAATTTATCCGTTGCACAAAAATCTATATGAACACTTTAATTCTCATAGATACGGATATAATATAAATGATCAACTAACCTCTGCACGCGACCAACAACCGTTTATTGTTAAAGTGAGTTATTTTGATTTAAAAGATGTATTTGACCAATTAACTACCTTTGATGCTATATGGTATCATGTACATCGATTGAATCCTGTTGAGATGGTGTGCAGTAGTTATTTGTCATCGGTTACAGGCATATTTCATTTAGATCAAGATAACCTACATATACCGTTAACAGATGTTGTTGTAGATAAAGATTTTGTGCAATGGTTTTTTTCTAAAGAAAATCCTGGAGGCTGGCACTATAACTCTGCCAAAAATATTCCTTTTTTAAACAGTATAGATTACAAACAAGTAACGTATGACGATCAAACAACTTCATCAGATATCTACAAGCAACTAACTTGTGTTAACAAACAAATAACACTTGGTATACAAAAACTATATCCGAACAAAGATACTACTATAAAAAATTTAAAACAAGTAGCAGAATGGGTAATAGAATATGTTTAAAAATAAAAGTACTCTAGTAGTTTTTGGAGACAGTAATGTTTGGGGAGCAGAAATGGCAAACTGTCCTGAATTACAAAGAGATTTCAAAACTATAGTCTACGATCCTAGTAATATTGAAATTTGGCCCCACCATATTAGATATAGTTTTTCAGGATTACTTGCTGAAAGACACGATATGAAACTTTTAAATTTAAGTATACCAGGATCTAGCAACGATACAATCTTTAGAAGAATAAATAATTTTTTACAAGGACAATATCCTGTAGACCTCGACGAGTGTTTTGTTATGATTTTTTGGACATCTGTTGAAAGAAGAGAATTCCGTCAGCCAGTTACATATGAAGACAAATACTTTAATTATTCTCCTACCTGGGCCCATCTTTATCGCGAAAGCTCTAAAATAAAGTTTCACAAAATTTATTCTAGATTTATTTTTTCTGAGGAACACGATCTAATAAAAACTTTTAATTATATATATTCTATAAACGGTTTGTTGTGCTATAAAGGAATTGAATTTGTCCAAGGTTATTCATTATTTAAAAACGAATTATACGAGTTAGTAAAAGAACATAAGTTACCAAATTTTATATCTAACTATTTTGAAGATTCTATTCATAGTATCGCAGCAGTAGCTGCCGATCACCGGCCCTGTCCTAATCTTTATCAGTTTACAGGTAGTCATCCTACAGAACTAGGTCATGTAGCTATTGCAGATAGATATGAACAACTGCTTAAACAAAGACAGGCAACATAAATTATGAACGATGATTATAAAAAATATAAAGAAGATGTACTAGACAGCAAAAGCGAAAGTTTTTGTGGCGCAAAATGGTACAATGCAACAACTTGGTTAGGTAGCGGCACTACTACTAGTTGTCATCATCCTCCTGCACACAAAATTCCTTTAGAAGAAGTAGAAGCAGATTATACTGCTATTCATAATACTGCCCATAAAAAAGAAATGCGCCGCCAAATGAAATGCGGCGACCGGCCGGGCGAGTGTGAGTACTGCTGGAAAGTAGAAGACATGGGCAAGGATGCAGTAAGTGATCGTGTTTTTAAAAGTATTATATATAGTGACAAAGATTTACAGAAAGCATATGACTTAGATCATAATGCAAATGTTGATTTAAAAACATTTGAAATAGCCTTTGATAGAACCTGTAATCTAGCGTGTAGTTATTGCAATGCTAGTTTTAGTACTACTTGGGCTAAAGATATTAATACTAATGGCCCGTACGAAAACTTAGTTAGTGACGGAGCAGGAGCGTTTAAGCAAAACGGCGACTGGACGCAGCCTTACAAAAATGATGAAGATAATCCGTATATACAAGCATTTTGGAAATGGTGGGACAATGGATTATCAGATAGTTTAGAAGAGTTACGTATTACAGGCGGTGAACCTCTTATGTCGGGTAATACTTGGAAACTATTTGATTGGTTTGAAAAACAAAACTCTAATATGCGATTTGCTATTAATAGTAATCTTATTGCAAAAAATAGTATCATTGACAAGCTAGTATCGAAAGCAAAAAATATTAATAATTTTAGTATATATACTAGTTGCGAAGCAACAGGTAAGCAAGCAGAATATATTCGCGACGGTCTTGATTACGATCAATGGAAGTCTAATTTAGTTCGTATGTTATCAGAAACAAATGCACAGATGAACATAATGATGACTATTAATAGTTTATGCTTGTTTAGTATTACAGATTTCTTAGATGAGATATACGAACTTAAAGGCAAATATAGAGATAATCAATTAGCAGTAAGTTTAAATTTATTACGTTTTCCAAGTTTTCAAAGTCCATTAGCATTACCATTACATCTTAAAGATTACTGTTATAATAATCTAAATGATTGGTATCAAAAAAATAAAGACGGCGAACTTTGGCATGCTCATGAACTTGCAAGTATTGAACGGTTAATTGATTACTTAGTTACTGTTGATTCTCCACATAGGCGCACTAGTAATCCTATAACATTATGGCGCGACTTCAAAACATTTTATCAACAATATGATATTAGAAGAAACAAAGACATAAAAGTATTTCCAAAAATACTTACGGATTGGGTTGATTCTATTCCTAATACGGTTAAGGAAATCAATGACCTTGCAATACAAGAAGGGTGGGTATTGAATCCAGATAATAAAAATATAAGCGACCCTTTAGCAATTTATACTCAGGATTAAAAAAATGTATAGCAGTATTCAAACATCAAAATGCACACTTGATACTATTTGCATGCAAAATGTTCAAGTACATAGATGTGCATCAAGGACAAAAAATATAGGCAAGGAGTTCGTTACTGATCACGTTGGCCGTCCTGAAAAGTTTTTTAATAAAGATCCTTGGCTGTATAAAATTAACAAATACGGGTTTCGAGGAGCCAACTGGAATTTTAAGCCTAGTATTGCAGTATTTGGGTGTAGTAATATATTTGGTATAGGGGTCAAAAAAAGTGTTGCTGATGTAATGGCAGAAACACTAAATCAACCAGTTCATAATTTAGGAATACCAGGCGGTAGTTCGACGAATATCATAAAAACATTTGCAAGTTTTGCAAATTTGCATCCTATGACAGATGCAATTATATCGCTTCCTGCTATACAACGAGTATTTCAACCAGAAATAAATTATGATGCTAACGCCTGGATCTGGCAAAATAAAATACACTGGGATGGCGAAACTGATTATAAACTTATGAAAGCAATTGACCGCGTATGGAAAAATGATGTAACAATATCTCATATTGTTGATTTGATTGACTGGGCTGAATTAATAGCAAAATCAAAAGGGATTAATCTTCATTGGACTAGCTGGAGCCCGCATAATCCATCATCAACTAATAAAAATATCGATTTTTACATAGGAGACTTATCTAGTAATTTTTTTATGTGGCCCGATACAAAAAATGAAAACAATGGTGCTCGTGATGCAATGCACCCAGGACCTGCGGTAGTAAAAGATCTAGCATCAATTTTTATTAATGCCATAGAGAATGTTTAATGTACGATATTGCATTCATAAGTTATCAAGAACCTAGTGCCGACGCTAACTACGCTGCACTAAAGGCACGATTTCCTATGGCCAAACGTGTACACGGAGTTAAAGGAATACATCAAGCACACATTGCTGCTGCTAAAAAATGTTTTACTAAGATGTTTTGGATTGTCGATGCTGATGCACAATTAGTAGACACGTTTAACTTTGATTATAAAGTAGACGAATGGAATTTAGAAACTGTACATGTATGGAGCAGTATAAATCCAATCAATAACTTAGTATACGGATATGGCGGCATAAAATTGTTTCCACGTAAACTAACAATTGATATGGATTTAACAAATACCGATATGACTACAAGCATATCAAATAAGTTTAAAGCAATGGAACAAATATCAAATATTACTGCATTTAATACAGATGAATTTAGTACATGGCGTAGTGCATTTAGAGAATGTGCAAAACTTGCAAGTAATATAATTGACAGGCAGAATGTAGAAGAGACTAACACAAGATTAGCAGCATGGTGTAATGCCACTGGCAGAGATCAACAGTTTGGAGATTACGCTATTCAAGGTGCAAGAGCAGGTCGAAAATACGGTATTGATAATCAAGGTAACATTGAAGCACTAAAAAAAATTAATGACTTTGAATGGTTGAAAGAAAAATTTAATGAGTAGATTACTAGCATTTGGGTGTAGCTATACATACGGTGAAGGATTATGGGATTGTTTAAATATCGCTAGCAATCCAGGCTTTAAAGCAAAACACCCTAGTAAGTTTGCTTGGCCTACTTTATTAGGTAAAAATCTAGATAGAAAAAATATAAATCTTAGTCAACCTGGCTGCTCAAATCGTTATATAGCTAACGAAATACTAAACACACACATTCAAAAAGATGATATAGTAGTGGTGTTATGGACTCATCCTGATAGATCTATTATATTTGGCAAGGAAAATTATACAAATCAACACATACACGCTACAAGAAATAATAAAATGAATAGAGCATACTTTAAATATATATATGATCCTTATAATTGTTTTTTAGAATCACAACACTCTATACATTATACAAATTTGTATCTCAGTAGCAAAGGAGTCACTATTTATAATTTTCAGGCTGAACATAGATTGTCTATACCTGCTTATGCTACTCCGGACTGGAATATAGTTAAAGTTATTAGTCAACACTTATACTATATAGATATGGCAGCCGATGGTGATCATCCGGGCATTGAATCACAAAAGCTAATAGCACAAGATATGGAACGATGTATTAGAGAGAATTAAATTTGCCTACTAGCATGTAACGTGTACCACGAGTATCTTCTACTTCTTCTTCAAATAGAACTTCTGCTCTTTCAGGTAGTTGGTCTTTAAACTCTTGTAAGCTGTTAACACAATTCACATGCCCTTCAATACCGAACATATTATTTGACTGAAATGCAAAATAACAATT